GGGTGTTCCTGCTAGGAAACGGCTCGAAACTTTTCTTCAGGCTGCACTCCATCCAAATGATTTTTAGATTGAGTTAGGGTAGGTAGTGCAGTGGTCTGTTGTTCGAGCACTCAATGGCAACCTAAATGTAGGAAGCCATGAGGGACGTGAAAGTCCAATCAACGTAGACTCCAGTGGTGATGGTGAGGTTCGTAGTGAATGTGCCACCTGCGGTAGGGACCTTGAGGGCAAAACATTTGACCAGAACGGCGGTTCCTGAGCCATTGGTCACGCCGCCAGTGTCGTTGTTAAACGACGGGTCGAGCGCGACTCCACCAGTAAAGGCATCGGCAGCGTTGACAATATTAGTAGCGCTGACGACCATGGCAAAGAGGAACAAGCCGGGAGTGGCAAAGGTGAAGGTATTGCCGGAGGCAGTGACAATCGCACCTGGATTGAAGTTGTTGGTAAACGTGTTGCTTCCGTTCAAATTAAAGAATGTGGCCGGAGCAGCGGCAGTTTGATGTTGCGAGACAACGAGGGAAGAGCCGAGTGACGGGAGCTGCGGAATGAACAGCTCTACATCATATTCGACCCAAAGTTTTCCCCAGTTGACGGCTGTACCGTCAACCGTGCACAAATGGAGTGTGCCGGAGTCATAAGTCTTGATGTCAAGGTTAGCATCCAAGGGGCCAACTCGCACATATTTGCGTGGTGCGAGGCCGAGCATACCTTTGGGATCAAGAGAGCAACTAAACTCCACGTTCCAAGGAACTTCCTCCACGACATCCCGATAGGCGCAAGCGATAAGTTCGCTGCCGGGCGGGGGGTCGGAGGCATCATAGTCAGGACACAGTAGTACTGAACCAGGCACAGTGGTGGAGCAACGAGAATAGTAACAGAATCGCAAACGGTTAAAGCGATACTGTTCCCACGAAGCGGCTTGGGTTGCCAACCACGGGAAGGTCTGTGGCATCCCGGGGTTGATAGGCAGGCTATTGGCAACAGTGAACAAAACGGAACCTTTAACGGAACCGATGAGCTCACGGTGCACAATGCGTGTGGCGCGGGCATCGCGGCTAACGAAACGTGGTTCAGTGCCGCGAAGGCCCTTAGAACTCGCCACATTGGCAACAGCCATGGGCAAAACACCAGCTTGTTTCGTTTGCTTGGGACCAGTGGTAGCACGTTTCGCGCGCGTCGGCGCGGC